TTAGAAAAAGAGTGCATCCGCGCCTATGGCAAGTCCTCGTGTCTGGCGTGATTCTACCGCTTGGGCAGGCATGGCAACAGCTCCAACTGCTCCAACAAGGCCATTTTCATAAGCTTCCGCAAATGTCCTGAATGCGTCCGCAGCGTGAGAACACCTATTATGCAGGGGGGTATCCCGTTCAACACCATGTGCTCCTGCCGGGGCCTTCTGATAATTCTCCAGGGCATTTACGCCAGACATATATTCCACTCCGTCAATTTTCAGGGGCCGGGAGCATCGCTCGTGAAAAATGCAATGATTCAGGAGGCGCCGTACCGCAAAAATACCATTCCACACATCGGAAATGCGCGGCACTACGGACACATTGAACCCTGCTCGCCTCAAATACACGTCAAAGGTAATCCCGTGGGTATCTCTCCTCCCTGCGTCGTGGGGAACCAGATGTTTGTAAATGGGGCCAAACATCACTTCCCACTTCGTGCGGATGAAATTGATATACCACTCCAAGGGCTTTTCATTGGCCTGCAAGCAATCCATCACGTAAAACTTGCCGTCTCCCCTCACTTGCCAGAGCCAGAGAACCATATAATCAGCCATGCCAATATCCCAGGACACATAATAGGGAGCCAGATCATCCTTTTCAAACTCGGCGCATAGTCGGCCTTTGGAACGTAATGCGTCCATGTAAGAACCATAAATGGATCCCTCCACCAATGCCTGAAACGCCTCTTCCGGCGTGGAAGGATATTCCTGACGGACCAATCCTCCAAATGTCTTGTATTGGGAGGCGTACCAACGCTTCTGGGCATCATTCAGGGAAATGCCGCACCTTAACCTCAAATCCTCGAAATACTTCTGTAAATCCTCCGGGAAACTGCATCCATGTTCATCATCAGCTTCAAGGAAATACTCCGGATTCTTCCACCAGGGAAAGAAAAAAAACTTCCAATCCAGGGAAGAAAGAGGTTTGCCGACCATCTCCATGGACGCCTTGGTCATCTCGTAATTGAGGCCAAACTTTCCTCCCTCATGGGTGGATTCCCGGACAATCACGCCGTCTTTGGAAACGGCGTTCATGGCCCCTGTCACAATCTCGCGGGCTCGCAGAGGGGCATGGGCCGCGACGTATCCAAGTTCCGAGACATGCAAAAACTGAAATGTGCCGCCGCGGAGAGATGTGCCGGCTGTAATTTTACTCCCATTGGAAAAAGACACCGTCGTTTTGGAAGGCCTGGCTTGAATCTCCCCTTTGATGAGGCGTCCTAACTCGGCCAGGGCAAGGTCTTCTTCCGTGGGATCATCCGGTACATAGTCCAAACTCCTGTAAGCCAACTCAATTTTGCCAATCTTGCCTGTTCCATCCACCAAAGTTTTATCAATGATACCGCAATGGAAATTGGGCCGGAACAGGCTCATATCCAGCATCAGCATGGCTACATACGTGGAAATGCCCAGCTGGCGCGCTTTCAGAATGTCATTCCTGTACCATAACTGCTCATGAAGCCGCCGCTGGGCCCAATTCAACTGGAACCTTTGCATCTTGCCCTCTTTATTGATAATCCAGTACAAGTGATTTAACCTCCACACGCGGTCGGAAAGCTGTTCTTTCAGAATCTCTATATTATTATCCATTATGCCTGAATAGCTAATAAATTAAAATCGCGGTTGCCGGAAACGCGGATGCCCACCATGGAATCGTAATCCCAGCATCCATCAGCAACTAGAGAATGCCATCCCCTTGTTAAAAACGAAGACGGGGAACGGTCCAGTACATCCCAGCGGGTTCCGTCAATGCTTACCTCAACACCATCTACCAGTGCGTCAGAGCCAAAGAAAAACATCACTCCGCCGCTATGCTGGCGGCGTCCAGCAGCTTCAAGAGAAATCAGGGCGTTAGTCTCCAGCACAGACACAAAATCCCTACCTCCCGGATCCTGAAACTCATTACCCGGCGCCAGCACCTCAATAAACCGTCCATCCTCCCGCGACACCAGGGCAAACAGCAAATCCGCCTGATCCCCATTGGGCAAAACGGCTACCCCTTCGAACACCCCATCTGTCGTGTACCGGTGCCAGGCATGCACCTGGTGCATGCTATTATAAGTCATCAGCGCCAGCGCCCCGTCCCGGCGCACAAACACCGCCCGCGGCTCCGGCTTACGCACAAAAGCAACCCCCCGGCACCCGCCGCCGTCGGCCAGCACATGATCGGCGAACACCGTCAAATCGCGGGACACAAACCCGTCGCTCTCATAATCATACCCGTACTGATACACCCGTCCGCCGCCCCTCTCCACATACAGCACCTTATCGGTCGCCATCAGGGCCGGCACATCGGAAGACCCCACAAACCCGTGGCTGTCCGCCCGCGCATTGGCGTAAGTCATCACCCCCTGGCCGCCGGACACCGCCCACTCCGCGTCCGCCGTCCCCAGCAGCAGCCGGGAACTCTGCGCCATCAGCCAGCAAATCCTGTTCTGCGTTGTGGTGCTCAACGTCAAAGCCAGCGCGGAATCATCCTGCTTCCCCACCTCGAAACTGTTGAGGTCATCCGTCTTGCTCAACCACACCGTCTGCGGCTGGGCCTGCGTAGCGGCCAACACCAGGCGCTGTTGAAACACATCCACCAGGGAAGGAAACCCGTACACCCCCCGGAACGCCGCGAAACTCCACATCAACGACTCCACGGACGGAGGAACCCCCTCCGGAACCGCGGAAACATTATCCCAAAGAGAATACTCCGCGGAAGCCGTCACCTCGGCAGCCTCCGCCTCCATCCATGCCGTGCAGGCAGGCACCTCCAGTTGCGCTCTGGCCCGTTGGCTGACGGACCCTCCGGGCCAGGTCTCCATCCTCACCACATAAACTCCGTCCTCCGGCACTGTAAAAGATGCCTCCTCCATCGTGGAAAACACAGGCATCAATGAATAAGAACCACCGTTGCCCTCGCAAAAAGAACACACATTCAACGTTGAATTCAGCTGAATCGTCTGCCCGGCATAAACGCAGACAAACCCCTGCATCGACACGACTGTACCCGCCGGAAGAAAAAAACGATACATCTCAATCGACCCCTCCGCAAACCGGTCCAAACTCACCTCTGCCTGCTCCCATTCCAGGTGCACCATACTCCCGGCGCCGACATCATCCGTCGTCAACCCATCGGGCTTCACCGTCAGCATCCGTCCCTCCCTGGACACCTCAAACCCGCCGTCCACCTTGACCCCATCAACCAACAATGCGGAAAAAACCGGAAGCCCCTTCTTCTCGAAAAAATCGCAAAAATCACTCCCCAAAGGCAGCGTCAACTTGCGCACGTCGCTGGTAGACAGGGAATGCAGCCGCAGCACCACATCCTTCTTATAAGCATCCACCACCAGCTTATTCCCGCAGGAATCAGCCGGAAACCCCTGGCTGGGATCGGAACCGTTGGAAAGCTGGGACTCATACAACATCAGGCGCAAATAACACTCCTCCCCCGCCTCGTCCCCGGTCAGCTGCAAATTGGAAGCGGCCCCCACCGGGGAATTGGACGTCCCCAGCAGCTGCCAATCCTCATTCGGGAAACGCCGCTCCACGGCATACGTGCCGTACCACTCCTTATAACAATAAAACGTCCAGGTCCCCTTGCAGGTAATCATATTGGAATGGCAAATCACACCCTTATGAAAATGCTCCGGATAATCCGCCGGAGACGTCAGGCCGTCCACGAAATCCGCCGCCCCGTTAAAATCCCTGTCGCACGTCCACCAGGACCAATAACTCCCCTCATTGAGGCAGAGCTTTTTCCCAGCCGTGAAAGTGCTGGCTGCCGTAAACGCGTTGGCAATCACCCAACCCTGGCGAATCACGGCCCCCGTGCTGAACCCGGTCTGCTGGGGCACCGTCACCTGGACGCGCATCACATCCCCCTCATTCACCGCCGCATCTGGATCGGACGCATGCTCCCCGAAAGACACCCTGTAACACCCCTCATCCAGCGTCAGGCGCACCGGAAAATCCCGGAACTCCTCATACCGCCAGGGGCGGGCCTTAAACTCATAGGGAGCCAGGGAAAACATGCCCTCGTCATCCCGTTTCAGCACCATCAGCTCATGCGTGGGGCAGGCCAGAAACAACATGCTGTTCACCTGTTTGTGGCGCAAAGCGGAAACATCGTCCTGGCTCCACACGGAAGGCAGGGAGGCAACCACATCCCCCTCGGCGGACAACACGCGCAGCAGGGAAGGGGACACCTCAACCAGATACCGGTCATTCGTGGAATAGATGTAAGGCAGGATGATGGAGCCATCCAGGGCGGCGGCAATACGCCGGAACCCGCGGCGTCGGGAAACGCCCCCCATCTGGCCCAGGTCCAGGTTCTCAATTCTGGAAGCCCCGCGGTGAAAATTATCCAGGTCTGCCCGGACGGCAGAAGTAGGAGAAAGCTCGCCTCCGTTGAAAGCGCATCGAATCATGCACCATCATTACAACAAAATGCCGGAGGATGAATACAACCGTAACTTGACTAAACCAACGGCTCATTCCCTACGTTGTCCAGGAATCCCGGGCGGCGTTCTTCATTTTCTTGGGGGGCCTCTATCCCATCAAACTCAATCGGAGCGGCTTTACCATTATCAGGATGTACAAGAGGGGCCTGAAACGTTCCGGCAAGTACTGCGGCAATCTTTGAAAGCCCTGGTACATCCACCGGTTCCGGTTCATTGTAACCGGCCAGCTTGGAAAGTTCCCTCACCGCCTCAATCTTGCCGGGCATCTTCTTGCGCATCCCTGAATCCGTGTAGGCAACCTCCTGGCATAAAGGAGAATCTTCGCCCACTTCTCCAATTGGTGTACGCAACACAGCAGTAAGAAACTCAAGGCATTCCTGCTTGGTGGCAATCGCTGATCTGTCCAACTGGGCGTTCAATTCGTCAATCATTCGCAAAACTTCGCCATCTTTGGACAAACGAGAAGCCGCCTTGCTGGCCGCGTCATTACTCATATCCTTGCGATTGTAGGCCTTACGATAGGCGTCCGCCTTGGACAATTTTGACTCAACCAAAAGCCTTGCGAATTCCTTCTTCTTCTCTGTGGCAATAGATGTTTTATCTCTCTTAGGCATGATCTTTCATCGTTCGTGTGATAGCGTCTTCCAATCGTTTACGCCCTTGTGCCGTGAGGAAATAACCTTTTTTGAATCTGCCTCCATATTGGGAGGTAGAAACGTCTCCTGCACCGCAAAGGGTATTCAGATGAAAGCACAAACGGCTGGAAGATACGGAAACGCGGTTGGAAATTTCTCCGAACCGAATGCCGGGATTAAGACCGATACAGGAAAGAATAGCGATCTGAACCGGAGACATTTTCAGCCGTGAAAATGCTGCGGACATGATGGACATCAATTTTAACTCTGACTGCTTCATCTCCCTTCCTCCCTTCTCATATACCGTTCAAAGCAATAATCCGGCGCATTCTCGACCTGGCATACCACGTTATTGCCGCGATAGAGGCGTGAGGCAATACGGGCATCCAAATGTTCCCCGATATGCACCGGCAACAGATTGGATGTGAGCATCGTCCATTTCCCCAGCCGCCCATCGACAACACGGTTCAGGGCGGAAAGAATAGCGGGGGAAGTATTCTCCGCGCCAATATCATCCAGAATCAGCACGTACACCTCTTTAACCAAATATTCGATGAACGCCCAATCCCCGGAACGAAGCATGGAAACCACCTTCTGCCACTTCCAAAGCTGAATGGGCAACGTGGGGCGTGATTTAGTCAGCGCATCCCTGGCAGCCTCCGCCAGATGCGTCTTGCCTACCCCGGAAGCCCCCAGCAGGGACAGCCAGCGGCGCGGACGAACCTTATTAACGATATCGTTAATAAACCACTGCACTTCCCGGTGCATGGCCTGCACCTCCGGGTGAACGGACTCGTCAAACCCGCCCATATCGTACCGTACCGGCTTGTAACTGCGGACAATCCCGTCCTGGGAAGGCATCACGGAAACCTGCCCGGCCAAACGTTGAATATCATCCATCATTCGTACCTCCTTCCCGCGTTGGCGTCATTCCGCCCAGACGAACCTTGATGTCCCCGCTGCGCATTATTCGTGACCCAGGAACGGGCATACTTCCGGGCTGCCGGCTTCCAATCGGCAAGAGGAATCCCCTTGCTGTCCCGCCAGCCACGGGCGCTGAAATCATCAAAAAACGACTCTGCGCACCGTTTCAACTCGTCTCCCTTGGGAGCCATAAGCTGGGCCGCCATGAAAAGCCGCACATCCTCCGCGTCCCGCGGGAACTGCTCTATGCCTCGGCTTACAGGTAATTTCTTCGCATTCGCATCCGTCTTCGTCTCCGTCTCCGTCTCCGAATACGCATTCGCATAAGTAACGGGTTGAGGCGAATCGTTACGACCTGTTACGAATTTCCGCAGTTCGTATTTCTTGTCGGAAACTTTCAGCACTTCGTAACCGTTCGGAAGCGGCCATTTGGGCATGGACTTCCCCTGCTGGTCGAACCCCAGAATCATCAAGTATGGCTTCTCATTGTGAGAATAAAGCAGAATAAGCCCCGCGGCCTCACACGCGGAGAGGCAGCGTTGAATATTGCACTCGCTCATCTTGTCGAGTTGGAGAGGATACAACGCAGAACGGAGAATGGGCGTCCTAGCGTCATAAAGGCCGTAATCGTCTGCCACAGACATCAGGCGTCGGTAGAACACCTCGGCCTCCCACGAAAGAGAGGCGACGCGCCCTGATGTCAAAATAGCATCTCTGATCAATCGTGTTGGCATATCAAAAAAGCGTCAGTTGGGGGTTGTAGATTTCATAAAGACCAGGAAGACGGTCTTCCCGCGGCGGTGTCCGAACAAAGGTTCATGGCTGGCCAGTTTCAGAACTTCCGCGGTTGAAACCTGATCCTCGCACCACTTGAACACCAGAATGCCGCCCGGTTCCAAAACCCGGAAACACTCCCGGAAGCCGGATTTCAAATCCTCCCTCCAGGTTTTCTGGTCCAGTTTTCCGTACTTCTTGGCCAGCCAGGATGATTCCCCAGCGTGAATCAAGTGCGGAGGGTCGAATACCACAAGGCGAAACGCCCCGTCGTTGAAAGGCATCTTCCGGAAGTCCCCGACGACGTCCGGCTTGATTTCCAGGGTTCGCCCGTCGCAAAGCATGTGCGTTTCCTCCCGGCGGTCCATGAACACCACGTCAGGATGGCGGCGGTCAAACCAGAACATGCGGGAGCCGCAGCAGGCGTCAAGAATGGCTTTCATTCCCCCTCCTTTCCTTCTTGGAATCTGCCAAGCAAAACCCGGAATGCAGTTGCCGCCACTGCAGGAACTTGCCCGTTGCCAAGGGCTTTAAGCTCGTCCACTTCTGGGGCCACCCCATCATCAGGGCGGCGAAAGACGCTGACACACACATCCCCCTGACTCGCTTCCCACCGCTCCTGACATAGAGATATGCCAGGTAATCTTCCAAATTCCCTTTTGGTTTGCCTTCCTCCGCTCTCTTCCAACACAGTCCATATTTGGCGATACATGCACGCATGGTGGGCAAGAAGCCATAATCTGGCGCGGCGATGGGGTAATCCAACGGCGTCAGCTCCCAGCACACACCATGCAGCATCATACCCGATGCGGGCAAGGTCACCGAGGATTCTGGCAAGTCCTCTTCCCACAAGCAGAGGTGAGTTTTCCAGGAATGCGAATTCCGGTCGTACTTCATTGATAATTCGGTGCATTTCCCGCCAGAGGCCGGAGCGGGCGCCGTCAATGCCGGCGCCTTTTCCTGCGGCTGAAATGTCCTGGCACGGGAAGCCTCCAGATACCACGTCAACAAGGCCGCGCCACGGTCGTCCGTCAAAGGTTCGTACGTCATCCCAAACCGGGAAAGGCGGGAGTAAGCCGTCATTCTGTCGGGCGAGCAGTACGCTTGCGGGATAGGGTTCAAGTTCGACAGCGCAAACGGTGCGGAATCCGAGCAGCTCGCTTCCAAGTATGCCTCCACCAGCGCCCGCGAAAAGATGTAGCTCATTCACTCTCCCTCCTTTCTCGGCTCCCAGTTGACAGCAAATCCCTCGTTGATGCAGGGGTTACAAACAACCGGCACGGCTTTAATATTTTTGTAAGCGCAGTTGTGGCAATCGCGATGGATTAAAGGCACCCACGCCCTGCACGCGGCCCGCTTCCGGCGGACGTCACCGATAACATTGTACAACTTAAAGTCGTCCCATAAGCCTCCGCGAAATTGGAGTGGCAGCTCGTGATATTCCATTTTAAATCGTATTCGGGCGTTATTGCGAATCCTTTCAATTCTGGTTTCGAGAGTTTCGACTGCTTTTCCGTACTCGTAAAAAGCTTTCTGTTCAGGCGTCAGTTTCATGCGAGCCTCCTTTCAAACACGATTTCCACCTGTCCGGCGCGTCCCAGGTCGTGAATCCGCTCAATCCCGGCGCAATCCAGCGTCCTGTCGTCAATGCCCATAGCCTTGCAGGCCCCGTCCAGATACGCCTTGCAGCGCGCCAGGCAATTATCCGCGTCCGGCTTCGGTCCCTTGAAAAACCAGATCACCCGGTAATGCGTCGGTTGCATCCTCCGGCCATTCAGGGCTTCACAAGTCCTGCCCCAGGCTATATTCCGGGCGCGGCTCTTGGCAGCCGTCTTCTTATAACCGGCCACAATGGCCCCCCTCTGTGTGAGAGGGGCCTTGGCATTGGGGGACAAACACCGGGGAGTGTGGGGCAAAGAAATGGTCAGCGTGGTCATCATGCCGCACCTCCTTCCCATCCCTTTTTAAGTTCCCAGCGCGGAATGCGGAAATACCGCGGCAAGGCCACAGCCCCCGGATAAATCCCCGTCGCCACGCACTCGGCGTACTGGCGCAGGGCGGCCATATACTGCCCCCGGTAATGCTCCAGGGCCTCCTGATCCATCCGCACCTCGGAAATGCAGTAAGGAGCTGCCGACTCCATGAACACAAACATGAAATTCCGGCGTATCCTGAAAATCGCTTCATACAGATCGCAATACAAGGCAGCCTGCCAGCCGTACCCGTAGCGGGCCATATCCCGGTCAATCAGACCGGAATCCTCCACGGGCGTGGAAGTCGTCTTCATATCAATAATCGGCATCTCTTCATCGTGAGGCAGGATATCAATCATCCCCGTAATCGTAATCGGAACCGGAGGCTTGTCCGGTGCGTACTCAATGAGCAGCGTCTTATACATCGCCACCTGGGAATCAAACGAATCCCCCAGCACCAGCCCATGTTCGGTTCGCAGGTAATTATTGAAAATCCCCACGGCCTTCTGCGCTTCGGCGTACTCCTCCGGCGTCAGCACGGCTCCCCCACGGTCGGCAAACGCCGCCCAGCGGGCTGCTTGCCCGTCGTCCTGCTTCGTCTTGGACACGGAGCCGTTCTTATTCACCCCCGGCAGCCACTCTTCCACGAGATACTGACTCTGGAACTGATCCGGCGTCAGGGCCAGACAATCCACCAGGGAACCAAACCGGAACCCCTGGGAAACCTTCTCAATCCCTTCATCCTGCCGATACTTCCATTTATAGGGATTCCGGGCGAAATCCGTCAGCATGGACTTGGAGACACAGTGAGGAATCCCCTTCTTGGAATCGTGGTACGCCTGCGGATTATCCACCCGGCCACAAGCCTCGCCGAAAGTCGCAAAGCCCGATAAATCTAAAACATTCATAGCTAAAGATCCTTGCTATCCTGCATGCTTACTTCCCGGAGGCCCCCACCCAGGCAACCACCTGATTGAAATTCGCCACCAGCCACTCCAGCGTCTTGGGCGGGAACGTCTCTTCCCGGCTGGCTCCCTGCACGTAATAAATCTGCCGGCCCCGGCAGAAATTCACTACCTGGGGCATCGTCACGCCGTGGTCTCGCAGCAGTTTTTCCAGGTCTGCCACGCTCACGGCAGATTCCGGCTCCAGCTTCAAATCATCAGTAGGAGTGGGCGAAGAAACCACTTCCGGTTCAAGGGGCTTTTCTTCCTGCCTGGATGCCGCCGCCACTGGCGGAGGTACAGCGGCGCCCGCAAGAGGATTGCCGGCCTTCGGCTTCTGCGTTCCGGCTTCCGGAGTAGCATTCCGCATTTCCCGTCCGTCTTCCACTTCGCCGTCGGAAATAATCGTGTCGGTCAGGTGGGAATAAAGCCATGCCTTGGCCTTCCGCTCGGCCTTGCCAATAATGGCATCCTGGCTCATGCCGTTATTTACACGGATACAGAACTCAAGAGTTTCGGAATCCGGGACTCCCTTGAACTCCCAGCTCATATCGACCCTCACCAAACCTTCCCGCTCAATCTTCTGGTACTCCTTCCCGCTCTTGCTGATGCCGGAAGTGGAAGACTCTTTGATTTCGGCGGGATGGTAAACCATCTTCAAATTGGTCAGGCCGTCCAGGTTCTTCAGCAGGTAGGTCATGCCTTCCTTGGTCACATACGTGCGCCCGGCAAGGATATTCCACTGATTACCTACCGGAGAAAGGCCCATGCAGGTGGCCACAATCAGGCATTCCCTGACCGCATCCACGCCATAGGTCACGCCTTCTTTGTATTGTGTCGCAGCGCACTCGTCCGTGCGGAAGCCGAGCTGGGAGCCTTTCAGCTTCATGATGGATTCCATGATGGGGGGAGTCAGGGCGTCGCGCAGCCGGTTCATGGCAATGCCCATGTTGATGGCCTTTTCAAAGCTGCCCTTGCAGCTCAATGCCTGCTGGACTTCCAGGGCCAGATTGTCCAGGCTGACAGCCAGCTCGGTGGACTTGGAGGGATCCATTACTTTCTCTTGCCGTGTGGCTTCACTTGGTGTATTCATAAATCGTTACTAATTGTAATTTTACAGGTTGCATTCGTAACAGGCCGGGGTTCGGTTGCCGCCGTCCCCGGCCAACTGAATCAGTCTTCGCATTCCTCGCACTCGCATCCAGCGATTCCGAGCATGGTGGCAATGGGATTCATCCGATCCTTCATTTTCGTTTTTTGCTGTTGTTCAAGGAACAAACGGACGCCTTCTCCCATAGTTTTTACATTGCCCTCAAAGCATTCGCCTGCTTTGAGAAGATAGCCGAAAGCGCTCGTCCACCCGTAAACTTTGAAATTCATTCTCTCAGACTGAAAAACGGAGCTGGAGGGTTCTAATATGTGCCGAGTTTTTCTTTCTTCCGGGACCTCCAAAAAGGCGGAAAAAATAGCGCGCCCATCGTAACGCTTAATCAAATCAACAAGGTTATCAAGCGCGGCGCTGATTTCTTCTTTTGTGGATGCAACAGTATCGCAGCAGCAGGCTTCGTCCGGCGTGCAGGACTGCGCATTCTTTTCTTCGGTATTGTCCATTGTATTGGTATTCTATTGGTTATTGCTTTCCACGATCCGCGTGGGGCGGGACGGTTTTTCCAAGCCGTCAAAAGCTTTCATGGGAGTGGGAGACTCCGGGCAAAACCCGGAATGCGGGCTCTTGCCGGCCTGCAGCTCGGCGTTATCCAGCTCCACCGCCAGCCAGAACAGGCACGCAGCGGAAAGACCAAAGGAGCAGGCCCCCAAGAACTTGAAAAAGGTATTCATGCCGCAGCCCCCTTTCTTCTTCTGCGCGGGGGAAGAATATTCATATCCACTCCATTCACTTGAGGCTTCTGCGTATAATCCTGCTGGTGGATATAGCGCCATACAGACAGGGCAGGGAACTCATAGGGGCATCCGGCGCTTCCTGTTCCGGGCAACGCCTGAATGCTGCCATCCTGGACAAGGGCAAGAATGCGCTCTCTTCCCCAGCCCGTCATGAACCTTACGTCATCCAAAGTGACAACTACCTTGCCGCGGAAGGCGGCAATCGCCTGCGCCTCGTCGGAATCAGGCAATAATCCCACGCTCGCCGCCTCCGGGGAGGAAGGAACAGGAGAAGAAGCGGCCTCCTTAAGCACCCTGGCTATGGTTTCCAGGGCCTCCGCCAGACTCATCAGCGTTTTTTCATTCGTGTTCATGTTCGGTTAATTAAAATGGCCGCCCGGACGGGTATGCCCCGCGCCTGCCAGACCGTATTACTCTCTATATACCTATTGATGTTTTGGTTTTAGGCCCCACCTGGGCCGGGCGATTAGTTAAAGCTCGTGCCAGCCGAGCAGCTTCAATTCTTCGTTCAGGTCTTCTTCCATAGTTCAGTCGTCGTAGTGTCCGTCGGGGTTGTCGCACTGGGGGGCGTGGTCAAAATCCCACTCGTCGATGGCCTGCTCTATCTGCTCCAGGAGTCCAACCGCGACGCCGTAGGAAATAGGTTCACCGTCCACCCGGATGCACCGGTCTTCGTCGTCGTATTCGATAATCATGCCCGCTCCTTTCTCATCTGTTCCAGGGTTCTGTTCACCTGGCGAATGATGTGTTTCTCTCCTAGGCTGATACCAAGCATCAGCGCGGACAGGTAGCCTGCCAGGTTGAGCAGCGTCACAACTATAAATTCAATCCAGTTCATCATTGGTTATTTGTTAGTGATTGATATTGATTGTTATTACTTAAATAAAAATGGAGAGCCTGCCAATGTAACGCATTGGCTTTGAATGTGCTCGTATTGCCTAAATTCATGCGCATGCCGGCTCATTATTCTTGAAGATGAAAGCTGTGAGGCTACTATTCTGTTATGCCTAAATTCATAAAACTACAGGAAGGTCTTAATGGTGGCAGGTATTCCGATGGAAAACCCGGAGTATTCTGTTATGTCAATATTGATCATATTATCGCAATTGAAGGATATGTGGGCTGTTGCTACATCATCACTACCGACCATGACTACCCGATCTACATTTCGCATGAACAGTTCCATGAAATTGTTAACCATCTGGAAACTATTGAAATTAAATCTACTGTTGGGGAACACTTTTTGTTCCAACATCGCTACCAGCCGAAGGAACGGAAACACACTCCTCCTCCAGTAGAACTACCGTAGCTCGCTCATTACAGGCAATAGCCCGCACATAGATTCCATCCATCCAGAATGGAGTTTGCGCTTTTCCTGCTCTAAGTGTTTGAAAACCTTCGGAGCAGAGCACTTCTATACGTCCTTTTTGTTGCAACTCTTCTTTCATTGCAGGAGTAGCCAGGATTGCTTCGATGGGACCGTACTTCATGCCGCCGGCTTCTTGGGTTCGGGGTTGCTGGACTTCCTTTCTTCATCCTCCATCATGGACAGGATGGTTCCGGCTGCCTTGAGTGCGGCTTCTGCGCTGCTCTTCATGAGTTTTTTCATCTCATCAGTCTGGTTGGACAGACGGCTCAAGCTGCAAAGAAATGCCGCATGATCTGCCAGGTATTGAATGTGTTCGTTCATATTCATGCCGCGGGCTTCTTGGGGTTCTTCGGGCGGGACTAGCACACAACAACCTTCGGCAGTCTTTTGATGGCCTCAATCAATCCCGGCCTCGGCGTCCGCGTCCCCTTGCAAATCTGCCTGATCGTCTGGTCTGACACCTCAATCCCTTCCCTCACCAGCAAAGCCCTGGTCACGGAACTGTAATTATAGCCTTTGTCGTAAAGGTACTGCCGGGTTAACACAAACCCGGTATCATTATCGGTTTCCTGTTGAGTATTGTTCATCGTCTGGTATGCTGTTTCTGTTACAGATTCGGCGGTTTTGACGTCCTCGGTTGGACGTGCAATGTCGTTTACGGAAAAACAACTACGGTAATACAGATGAAAATGCAAGACAAAAATATCAGAAACACCGTATTCGCTAATCGTCTTCGCTCTTTTATGGCATCTAAATCTTTAACTCAAATGCAATTACAAGAAATGAGCGGGGTTTCTCAAGGTGCAATATCAGACTACCTAAAAGGAAAAAGCGAACCAAAGGCTGCGGCACTTTATCAGCTTTCCCGTATTTTTGGAGTCACCATGGATTGTCTTTGGGGAGTGGATAGTGACTCTGAAACCGACACACAAACAAACACCCTCCTGAAAGCTCAGCAGGAAATCACCCGCCTGAAAGCCAAACTGCGCTCCGCCCGCAAAACCTTGGAAGGCGCCTACTCTCTCGCTCTTGAAGCCCTCGAACTCGAAGAAGAAAAGGAGGATAAATAACTATGGGGAAAGAGAAATATAATGTCTTCCTTAGTTGGGCAGGAACTGATAGTTTAAGCCATCGTATAGCTAATATTTTGCTTGATATCTTACCGGAAATTCACCCAGAGTTCAAACCATTCATCAGCAATGAAATATCAAAAGGACAACCGGGCTTCACCGCTATTCATAATGCCATGAATCAAGTAAAAGCCGGAATTGTTTGTGTCACTGAAAGATCTCAACACCAACCATGGCTCTTGTATGAACTTGGCTACCTCCACGCAAAAACAGGTGCAGTGTGCCCATTATTGATTGGGTTAGACTCCCCAATTCCTCCTATTAACTCCATTCAATACACCACCTTGGTTAAGGATGATTTTGTGAAAATGATTCGAACTGTTACCCAAAAATGTGAATTAAATGATAGTTCAATAGAGAAAAGAATAAATTCGCAATGGTGCGACATTTATAACAAAATTCATCAAGCTATTCAACTTTTCAAAACGGAAGAGCAACATCGGAAACAACAAGAATCCGTTTCCGATTTTTCTGATAGAGAAAAACCGACGACAAAAACGATAAACGATGTTTTGATGTGGAAAAAAGTTGATGAAATAACTTTCCCTTATTATAAAAAAATCATCAATTGGAAAGAAGGTAAATCCAATCAATGGATTGATGCCTATGTCTCAGAACCTTTCGTAGACAATGCTTCACGCCTGTATCTTACTCCATTATTACTGCACTATACGCTTTTTGAACCTTACAAGGAAGATAATTATAAACTTTTCTTTCTGAATAAAAAAGGCGATGTTCTGGAATATGAATACGAAATGAGTGATTATAAGAGATCCATTCTCAAAACATTTTACAAACAACATCTTAAAGAAATTAATAATGTTCTGGCCTCATTCCCTTTCTCTCCAGAGGAAGAAGCCAAACGCAAACAACAAGAAAAAGAAAAAGAAAATGAAAATGAAAGAAAAAAACTAGCTCGATTCCGTCGAGCGCGACTTCTCGTTCCAGAATTATCTCCTTTCACTGACGTTATGTTAGACAATATTTTTGGTATCTATTTCTATATGGACGACCATTTGGATGAATTAAATGATTCAGATTTTAAGAAACATATTCTAAAAATAATAAAACAATTTGAGAATGCAATAAAGCAAAAATGATTGAACCCCGACTTCGGAGACATCGAACCCATGGACGGCGGCAAAATCTCCGGCATCTATGTGGAAACCCTGAACAGGTGGGAGAAAGCTTGACAAACGCCGGCTTGACAAATCCGGAGGAAAGGGCATAGTAAAGACGCAACAGGTCAATGTAGTCTCAATCATTGATTCCTTTCCAAAACATTGGCCCCGGCTGTTCCAGCAGCCGGGGCCTTTTGTTAGCTGAACAGAACTATCAGAAGCTCAATCAGCCGTTGCAACAGGTCAATATATTTGATCAAGTCATTGTTAATTCCTTTCTACTGACGTCAGGGCTCATTCCCTGCCGCTCCGGATCAACCGGCGGGCACATCATACATGTCCAGGTTTTATAATCAAGCTTGCCATCCGGAGCACATCCTGTACATTTTTTCTGTCCGGGCAGAGTCGTTTCGTCTCGTTTGTCGCCATACTATGGCGGCAGCCTGGTCTTCCAGAAAAGCGCTCCTGTTCAGCCCTTGGTCTCCGGGTCAGGGGCTTTTTTGTCGCCACTCCCTACAAAAAATATACATTATCTGTTAGGAGAATAAAAAATGCAGACGTAACAAGCATAACATATATATCTTATGAAAACATATTGCATGCAGAACTAAAACATCTCAAACTGTATGGATATGAAGATAAAACACTTGCTGTTAGCTGGCTTCGCTCTCCTGGCCGTCTCGTGCACCACCCGTGTGGCGGACCTCACCGTCGCCTCCACCAAAAACATGGACCTGAAGCACACCGCCGGGTATACCACCACTTACAACGTCCGTTCTAAAGGGGAAGACAAAAAACATGTCATCATCTTCTTCCCAACAGGCATTCCTGACATGAAAGAAGCCATTGATAACGCCATTGAAAAAAATGGTCCCAACTGTGTTGGTCTCGCCAATGCTACGCTTGAACGGAAATGGTTTTATATACCCTTCATTTACGGGCAGGAATCCTTCGTTGCGGAAGGTGATCCCATCATGAGAAAAAATTAAACCCTCTCATGTTCTCTCAACAGAGACTGCTCTCTTGGGTAACGGTCACTCTTCTGGCCGTTACCCTTCCTCTTCTATCCTCCTGCTCCCTTCTTGTTCAAGGAAAGCAACCCGTTACCATCACTGCCTCGGAAAAAGACGCGGAAATTCGTGCGGACGGCGTTTATCTGGGGCAGGGCCAGGCTACGGCGCATCTCTCCAAAGGAGAAAGTCACACCATTACGGCCACCAAAGGAAACCGGACCGCTTGCGCCGCTATTAACTACAGCATATCCACCACAGGCATCCTTGACGCAGTGGGCGGATGTCTCCTTCTATTGCCTGCCGTCGGTCTGGCAAGTGATGGGGCCTGGAAACTGGATGCAACCCATATCTATCTCAAAATGCCATGAAAATAACCTCGCTTCTTCCCTTAATACTCATTTCTCTCACTTCCCTTGCAGGCGCGCACCCTGGCGGCCTGGACGCCAACGGCGGTCACTACAACCGCAAAACGGGGGAATACCACTACCACCGGAAACCAGCGGACAAACCGGCAGCGGAAGAAAAAACGTACTGGATCAGCTCAACGGGCAAGACCCATAACAAAAACTGCCGATATTATCGAGCTTGCAAAGGACATGCCAGTGATACGCCTAGCGGTGTGAATTGCAAGATTTGTGGCGGGGCTAATAAATAGTAATCTAATATCCCTCCTCCCCACCCTCCAGGGAGGAGGGCTTTTTACCGTCAATCCACCACATCCGCCACAGTCTTCACCGGATTCATCAGAGCAGCCCCCAGCGTCATATACTGCCCGGCAGTCTGAATCGTCTTATTCGCCATGCCGCTGGCAATCCCGCCTGCCGCGCCAAACACGCGTCCCAGCCGGATCACCTGCTTCATGTAATCCCCGGCTTCATGTCCGCCCTCCTGCATCATCTCGCCCAGCTTCCAGGCGGCATTCCAGCCTGAGCGGAAATCAATCAGGGCGCGGCCGGCGGAACCTGTGTACACCTTGGCCCCCAACAACTCGGAAAACAGCCACTCTACGGCTTCCCCTACCAGCGGCATCCCGGCAATAGGACCGGCCAGGGCAGCGAACAAGTACCCCTGCCAATCGCGCTTCTCCCACTCCTCTTCATCATCCTTCATGTAATCCAGCATGGCGCCGATGATGGCGTTAAACGCCCCGTAGGCCAGCCATACCTTTCCAGCCTTGGATAAGGAAGCCCACCGCTGTTTGGGCGTCACCCCTGGGGCAAACCCGGCCCGTGCCAGTCCGTAAATCGCAGCCGTTTTATTGTAATTCTCGCTCATCATGTAGAAAATAGCGCGTCCCCAAGCGCCGCGGTGCAGGCCGCCAAACGACTTGTCAATCCACGTCTGGGGCTGGGCGGAATGCAGCGCATTCCTCACCGCCTGCCACGCCTCGTCTTTTGCCCTCCCTTCCTCCACGCCCGCCTTGACGGCCTGCCGGTACTTGATATTCCAGAGGGCGGCGGACCCCACAGCATTGAAAAACACATCCGTGTACTCAATCCCGTTCATTCCCCACACCAGCGCGGCCTCCGCCAGCGTGTAGGAGGAATCATCCCTCAGGCGGGACAATGTCTCCACGTCAACCCGGTCATTCAGCCGCGCCTGGAACTCGGCGCTCTTCATCATCTTAATCACCCCCATCTCCGCCGTTCCGTTACGCATCTTCGCCATCGTCCCCAGGTAATCCCAGAAACCGATGCTCGGATCTCCAATCCACGCATTCAGCACGGCGGACCCCTGCTTCATCAGCGTCTCAAACCGGAATGCCAGAATCGCCTTCGCCTGCCCGGAATACACGGCATTAAGAAGCTTATCCAGGGAACCCACCGCCTGCCCCTGAACCACGCCGGCCCGCTCCAGCAAATCCACCCAGCGGCGCAGCCTCACAAAATCATCCTTCCCCAAATTCGCCACCAGGCTCTCGGCCACCTCCCGGCGTCGCAACAGCCCCCGGAAATCCGCTGTAATATCCTGCGTGTAATACCAGTGGTCCGTCATATCCGTCGCCTCCCAGAACACGGAAAGCGCCCCCACGCTCGTATCCAGCCTCCGGTGATGCTTCGTCCTCACCCTCTGCCAGCCCTGGTTCCCCCCCTTCGTGCTCGGCACGCCGGAAATCATATCCGCCGCATCCGCATCACTCATCGCATCCAGCGCCCAGAAACGGGCAGGGAAATAATTCTCCACGCGGGGGAAGGGAACGCCCGTCACCTGCTCGTACAGCTTCCCGATCTTATCCCCCTGGGCCTTCAGCAGCTCCCGCAGCCCGTAGCCGATCGCCATGCCTTCTTCCCCCACGTACTCGCGCAAAGCGGAAATAACCTCCGGCGTATACCCCTGCTGCTTCATCATCTCCCGGTAATCCTCCTGCTCGGACTGCAGCACCAGGTACAGGGCATTATCCCGGCTCAACACCAGCGGGGAACCCTCCTCCCCCTTAAAAGACGCCTTCGCCGTCACATACTTCCGGTAGACCGGCCTCCTGCCCTCAGCCCTCGCCCGGGCCGCGGCCTCCTCATGCTCCCGCAAGCGGGCCAACAGAAGGTCCAGCGTCTCTTCGGAAAAATACTCCATCCCCTCCTCCCATCGCTTCCGGATAAACTCCTTCCTCTGCCGGGCATCCATCTCCCGCACCTCCCGGGCCTGCTCCAAGGTCAGCCGCGCCGTCTGCGTAATCCACCCATTCAGCCGGACTTTTGTATCGTGGCTCGTCTTAAACCACGTCACCCATCCAGCCATATTGCCAACCTTCCTGGCCTTCATCACCTTCTCCGTAAGATGTTTCTCATAAAGATCCTGCACAGCGGCGGCACGCAGCCCGCGGGCATCCCGCATCTGCTGGAACGCATTCGTCAGCCGGCTGCGCATATCGGTCGTGAACTCCTGCAGGGCGGGCATCGTTCCCATGCGCGTCAGCAGCTGGTCCATATTCTCCATGAAATCGCCGAAATTCTTGAAACTCACCTTCCCGTGGAACTTCTCATTGGCGGCGCGCAGCGTATTCTCATCGGCCTTCTTCCCGGTCTGGTTGAACCTCTCCACAATCCTCCTTCCAATCGCATTCAGCCGTTCGGCGGCGGCCTCCTGCACGGCGGCCCATCCCTCCTTCTCCGTATTGATGTAAATCTCCAGCGCCTTCGCGGCGGCCTGCGCCTCGTCCACGCTCATCCCCTCCAGATTCCCGTACAGGGCCAGCCGGGGCAGCTCCTCACGCAGCTCCTCCATCCTGGACACGGCCTCGCCGTCCATCTGGTCGGGGTTCTCCTTCTCCAGCTTATCCAGCTCGGCGGCAGCCTCATTCATCGCCGCCTCCTTCTCCATGGCCGTCATCCGGAGCAGGGGCACCACCTGATCCGTTAAATAGGCGTAAGCCTCCATGGAAACCTTCCCCTTCTGCTGCTTCCCGTTCTTCTTGCGGATAGTGAGAACCTGGTCCAGCATCCGTGCCATGCCGGCGGAAACTCCATCCTTGGCCAGCGCTTCCAGTTTCCCGGCGGCCTTCTCCATCACCTCGGCCATCAGCTCGTGTAAACGTTTCTCCGCCCAGGCCTTGCGTACCTTCTCCATCTCATCCTCAAACACCTCTTTGGCGAACTTCTGCGTTGGCTTCTTACCCTTCTCCCAGGCTGTGCCGGCAGCCGTGACCCTGGCTGTAATCTCTGCTTCCTCCATCCCCTCCCGGGTCGCCTCCGCCATCTCCCGCTTAATCTCCCGGCGGGCAAACGCATTCACCATTCTTGTCTCATCAATCTTCCCCTTGGCCGCCAGCTCCGCCAGAATCTGCAACCGGTCGATGTAGGGCTTCACGGCCACGCGGTACCCGGCGGGCAGGTGCATCAGGGCACTCTTCACCAGGGCAACATTGCGGCCCACATTCACCAGGAACGCCGCTTCATCCGTTTTCCCGTCGTAGCGTCCCCAGGTGGCGGCATCCGCTCGCAGGTCGGCGGCGATCCGGTGGACTACCTCAAGATTCTGTGTTCCACGGCTCACACGGCGTGGGAAACCTTCGGACAAGGAAAACGTCGCCGTCGGATCCTCATAATCCGCCCACGCTCCCCCGGTGGACTCGTCCGCAAACGCCGTAATCTTAATATCGTTCCCGTCAAAAATCACGTAATTATACGTCTGCTCTTCCTCCGCTTTCCTGCGGGAAAAACCGTCCGCGTACCTGATGCCTTTAATATCGCTGGACAGCAAAGACACGCTGGCGGCCTTCTGTGCCTCCTGTTTCGTGCCATCTTCTCCATCCCAAAAAGCATCAAACAACTCCTGATAAACATCTTTGCCGCTCACGTTTTCGCCGCGGTAATCTGCCCGTCTTTCGGCACGTTCCAAAGCATACCGCACCTCTTCCACCGGGGAATCCTTCAACAAGGCAAGAACCGTCTCGTCCACGTAATCCCAGCCCAGCAGCTCGGAATCCTCTACATTCAACTCTACCTTGTAATTGGAAGGCATGCCCGGCCTGGCCTCTATCTCGTCCAGATGGTCAAGCAGAGAAAGCATGAAGCCTTCCAGTTGTTCCAGCTTCTCCCGCTCCTGGGGGTACGTCTCCGCGTATTTCCTGTTAGTATCAATTTCATCATGCAACTCCATGACGATGTCTAAAACAGTCATGCTTCCTCTGGCGGCATCAACCAAATCGCCAAGAACAGACCAGGCGATATCTGACGCGTCCTCCTTCGCCTCCGGCAGGGCATCCTTCGGCAAAAAACTGCCTACCAGGGCCCGTTGCATCTCCTCTATAGCGGCAGTCTCCACCTCCCGGAACTTCCATGTCGCCTTGTCCTGCGCGAACTGGTTCAGATAACTCCGGTTCACCTTCGGATTCTCCGCAAAATACAGCCCCCAGCCATACGCCTGCGCTCCTTCCCCCTTGCCCATGAACGCCGTATCAAACTTCCGGAAAGAATGCGGGGAAGCATGCAGGGCGGCAATGGAAAACGTCACCCCCGGTTCCGTAATCACAGCGTTGCCCGCTTCAAAATGGCCGTCATGGAACAAACCCTGTTCCTGTGCCGAGGCAATGGAAAAAGAAACAATCGCCTCACCTGGGAACTCCAGCGTATCATTAAACGGCTTTGACTCTCTGCGCTCTCCATCCCACAGGATGCGTTTCTCCACATTCCGGCTCTCAATCTCACCAGCGGAACGCATATAGTCATCAAGGCTCCTACCTTCCTCCAGATTGCTCCCTCTGGCAAAGCCTTCAATATCCTGTATGGCGTGCTGAATCTCATGAAGAAGGGTGGAAAGCTGTGCCCCTATCGGCCCGATATGGGCCAGATTGATCGTAATGGAGCGTTCTTCGGAATCATAATAACCACGGGCTGAATCCTTTTTATTCTTGTACGCAAAAACATACATCTTCCGTAAAGAAGGATAAGCCTCATACAGCTCATCAAAATTCAGCACATCCTCAAGAAGCCCGCGCCATACGGGATTCTTCCTGTACCCCATTCCCCTGGACCACTCATCAAACATGCTTAAAAACGGAAAATTCTCCGGAGCTTTCAAGCTTGCCTGGCTCGCGTCAATCTCCGCCCGCAACTTGCCGTCATCCCTTCCGGCGAAAGCCTTATCGGCATACTTTCCCCAAGTGGCCGCATTCGGGCCTATCACGGAAAACGTAATATCCGGATTCTTCGGATCAAACGTCCCCCGGTTATCCGTGGCGGACTTGATCTGATTCGGCTCAAAGGCAATGTACTCCGTCCATTTACCCAGTACAGCAATGAGTCCATCATGTCCTCT